CTTCGTGAAAGGAGAAGTACACAAGTGGGCAAAGGTCAAGGAAGGCCGTTTTCGTCTCATCGCCTCACTGAGCATAATTGATCAAATCATTGACGCGCTCGTTTTCGACGACATGTTGGAAGCTGAAGTGCGTGCTAGCTACTCTGGCGCAGCGCCAGTGAAGAATGGCATCAATTTCCTCTACCGCGGTTTTGACACTATGGTCCGTGAGCTCGGTTGGAATGCTGACACAAGAGTCTGTTGGCAAGATGTCACTGCGTGGGACTGGCACTTCAAGTCCTGGCAGTTTTCAACAATCTACGAGCTGGCCCGACGCCTTTGCGACAATTGGAGGGACGATTCATTTTTCGCGGCTGTAATGCGTGAGCGTTGCATCCACGTAGCGACTGCCACTTGCCTGCTATCGTGCGGCGAGATTTACCAGCAGCTCGTGCCTGGCGTGATGAAATCCGGCTGGAAAGTCACACTCTCTGGGAACACGCGTTTGAATATCTACGATCAGGTCAACAACTGCCTGACGGATTTCGGCGAGTATGGACTGGATGAGTGGATGATCGGTATCGGCGATGACACGCTCAAGCGAATGACCCGTCTGACAGAGGAGTCATGCATCTCGTGGCATACGAGGCATGGCTTCAAGCTCAAACACTGCCACAATGGCCCCTTCGGTCTTCAAACTGGAGAGCGGCCTGAGTGGTGCTCGAAGAATTGGAGCTGGAACGAGGAGTACCAAATGTGGGTCTGGTGGTCTGTGAACAAAAACAAGACCATCTGGAACTTGCGTTACCTTGAGAAAGCCTCCCAAACTAAGCTCGCGGCCGAGAAACTTTTCGGCGCTTGCATCGAGTACTACTGGCATCCCGATGGGCTCTTTGAACTCTTTTACCAGGCCCTCATGGACCTCAAGTCACCAACGCATTCGCGTTCGCGTGACTTCTTCTTGTACTTGCACACCGGCAACGAGAGCAATTTCAAGAAGATGAGACCCGAGGAGGCGCCAATGGCCGACGCAGTTACTTGCTGTTGGGCGCCAGATGGTGAATCAATTGTTTCGTTCGTTCCGGCGCCGTCGTTGGTGGGAGTTCACCCTCACCCTGGGCCGCGACCTGAACCATCTCTGGTGGATTCCGCGTTGGATGC